AACTCTTCTCTCCATTTGTCAACTACGTCAGTCTCATTTCCACTACGTGCTAAGTCCCTAACTTTTACATCAAGTATTTTACCACCTTCATCTCCTCCAGTTTCTATTAGTTTAGTTCTAACTTCTAGACCCTTTTTGTTCTGTTGGTACATAGCCTTCATGAACTGATGTTTAATGATAAGTGGAGTCTTATCACTCATTAGTTGATGTCCTACTTTCCAAGTAGATGGGCCACCCATAGTCTTTAATAAAGTCGCTGCTTTTTCTACAGTTAGTTCAGGTTGCCCTGCTAAGACTAAAGCACATTTACTAAAGATTTCATCAAAGTTTGTCGCGTAGTAAACCGACATGCCTATAGAGTTCTTCTTTATATTAGTAGGTTTCTTAGGATTGATAATAGAGTTACCGTTCTCATCTACCATAAAGTTAAAACTTTCTTCTTCTGTAAACGTAGATAGCCACATTTTTACACGAACTGAAGTAGTGCCTCTTTGATCTTTGGTTACGTTGTCATAGTTTTCTCTATAGACTTGTCCTTCATTCAAAGCTTCTACTTCACTCTCTTCACTTTCTATATCGTCGTCAGGTGTAGTCACTGCATCTTTTTCTGTAATCTCATCTAACTTTAACTTAGCGTCATCATTTAATAAGTCTGGAGAATTTGCTGGTAAGTCTTTTAACTTATAAAACAAGTTCTGTAACTTCATAGAATTCTCTGCACTGATTACGTAACCTAGTGCTTCCATGTTATTTAGAACTAACTGTAATATACTTTTACGTTGGTCTACTCCTTTTTGGATAGTTACTTTTCCATCTTTACCTGTAACTTTACTTCCAGCTGGAAAACTAAAACTTCTAATGGCTGCTTCTAACTTATCTGCTTCTTCATTCTTACCATCTTTTCTAAATAGATTAACTTGTATCTTTAAAGAGTTTAGTGCACTACGTAAAGCAAGTTGAATAGGAGGAGTCTTAGCTGTTGACTGAGTTAACACTTTATACGTAGAGTATAGAGCCATGCCTGCTATTTCTAATTGGAAGTCTTGGCCAAACTCAGACAAGTATCCTATAGTTTTGTTGTTAGCATCTACTAAAGGTACTTCTGTTTTCATTCTTTGTTCCTTTACAGCTTCTGGATCTAACTTCAGATTACCTAGTCCCACTGTATCAGGATTTACTGAACTACGTAGAACCTCAGGACTATTGTTCATGTATGCCTCTACGTCTTTACTGAACTTTAAGTTAGTAGGAAAGGTGTCTTTCATCTCTGCCTTAATCTCTGCAACCATAGTCACATACTCTTGAGCAGTCATACCGTTAGTGTCTCTACGTAAAGCTTCTTTACTTAGTGGGTTCTTAAGAGGAAGAAGAATAGTGTCTGTAGTGTTTAAAGCAGGAAGTATCCAGTTATCTTTAATCCACTGACGCATTTCATTTACGTCGTCTACTGTTACTTCGTAGTATTTACGTGCTTGCTTGAATGGACGTGTAGGTAATGCTGGAGCTGGTATTACTTTAGTTTCTTCTGTAGTGGGAGTAGTTTGTAAGGGTGCTTTAGGGATTTTCACAAAATCAATTACTACAGAGAAGCTGTTTCTTACATCATCTAGTTTAGTTTGTATATCAGCTTTTAAACTTTCTGAAATGTCTGCACTTAAATCGTACTCATAATTCCCTACTACTTCCGTGTACAACTCAACAGTAGGCTCATTAAACAATTCTTGTGCTTTAGGTTCAAACTCTGTAAGAATAGTGGTAAACGGTACTAGGTTTCTTTTTATACTAACCACTTTAGTTGCGTAGTTTTGATTGAAGTACTCAAGTTCTTTTCCTTGTAACCCTGTGTATTGGAATGTAGCGTACTCTGAGTCTCTAGTAGCTAACCCTAAATCTACTAGTTTTAACCAGACTTTAGCTGCTTCTGGTTTAAACCCATCACTGTTGACTAGAAATTTTCCCCTTTGTTTAGCTTGTTCTCCTTTTAATATATACAAAGCTACTCCTAGTCCTTTATTTCTATACTCTTTTGGAAGTTGAATATGCTCAGGCTCTACTGTGTTTTTACCTTCTATAGGTGCAAATATAATCTTACTGGGGTCTAAAGGTTTTTCTTCATCTATAAGTTCATTAGGGTTTTCTCCTATACGTAATAACGTCTCGATGTCGTCTATGGCTTTTAATATTCGTGAGTCTACTGAGTTAGTAGTCTCCTGAGCTAGGTGGATGTCTTGAACAGTCTCTAGGTTTGGAAATAATCCTTTTACCCACTCAAACGTGGGTTCTTGACTCTCTGCATCTACTGGCATGTTAGGAGCTACTGTCTCCTTAAACTTTCCATGCAGAGTCTCAAAGTCAGTAGAATACACGTAGTTCATTATACGTGAGGTCTCCTGTTCTCCATAGGCTTGAGTTAGTGCAGTTGCTAATACAGATTTCTTTCCATTCCAAGAAGTGTAACAATTCATACTTTGTAGATTTTGACTACAAATGTAAGACTATCTTAGCACTTCTTAAAAGGATTCCAACTAATAGACTTAAAGCCTTGTGCTTTTAATGCAACTAAAGCTTCATCTACAGTCATTCCATTACGTTCAGACTGTGGTGTACTATACAATAAAGAACTTAAAGCTTCTGGTGTAACTGCTGTCCCGTTCTCTATATGCGGAGTTGCTGGTTCAAGACTTTCAAACTCATCTGCAAAAGGATTAAACGTGTCATCTATAGCTTCTGTTGCCGTTATTGGTGTAGTATTAGGAGCAAAGTCTACAAAACCTGTGTTAAACTTAATTACTGGGTTAGATGCATAAAACTTCTCACCTGTTTTAGGCTGACTACGATTAGTACTTGGAACACTTAAAGGTCTAATGTTAGTAGAAATCTTAGACATGATAAAGTTTCTATAAGTAGGATAACTTTTAGTAACCCACTCACCATTGTTATTCACGTTTAACTCTATAAAAGGGTCATCTTCTTCAAAAGAAAGTCCTTGTATATTTCCCTTCTGAATGTTGACAAGCTGAGGTCTGTTCTCCAGAAACTCTTTTAACATTTCTACTGAGTCACTATCTAGTTCTCCATTCTTGTTGATACTTAACTTCTTTACTACAGAACCTTCTTCAGTTTTCTTACAGATTTCAATAGTAAACCCATGGCCGTCTTTACTAAAATCTATAGCGTACCCTTTGTATTTTGGGTCAATTAAGAACTTAGTAATGTCTGTGGTATAAGAAAAGTACTGCGTAAATACATTACGTAGGTCTTGCAGTTTGTCTATTCGTTTACCTATAAGGTTTTCTATACGGTCTATATCTTTTTGGTTCTTTTCTGTACTTTGCGCTATTACTATCTCAAGTAATCTTTTAACAGCAGGAAAAGTATCATTGTCTAAAAGTGTATTAGGTTTTACAGTCATAGGAATCATAGTACCATTAGCTCCAGGAACTAAAGCAACTACTTGTCCTTCCATTCCTTTTCTATAGACTACAGAAGGGTCACCACCTGTCATAGAAGTCAAAGTATCAGATACTACGTGAAGTTCTAACTCACTAATAAATCTAGCAGCTGGTTCGTATTTATGAGCAAGGTTTACACGTCCTGCACCTTTAGTTTCTACAACACTGTTTAACGTAGCGCCTGTAAGATGTGCATTGATAACAGCCTCTCTAATCTTACGAAGCCTGTCCGCTTCTGCTTGTGCGTTTCCACTTATTGTTCCTCCATTACCATCAGATATTAAATCTACCACGTGGATAAATCTATCATCAGAAGTAGAACCTGGTATTTCTGCCAAGATCCATCCTACTTTATGAATGTACGTAGTGTATCCTGTTGGGTTACCTGCATCGTCTAACACTTCTACCTTAATAGGAATGTTGTCTATAGCATCTTGTCTTTCAGCTTCATCAGAAGAGTTTAATCCTCTTAAGTAATCTTCTACACTTTTTTCTCTTTCTAAGTTTAACTTATCTCCTGTATAGTCAGAAGTAGACTCAGGTTTAACAGCTAAACCATCATAGTCCATATCTACAGATATACTAAGTTTAGTACCTGGAGGTAATCCTTCTTTACGTAAAACATCTAAGTCTGTTTCTGAAGAGACTTTTCCTGTATTATTCCATACTCTATCTCCTTCTTTTACATCTCCAGGAGGAGCATCCATTACAGTAGTGTTGTAGGCTACTATATTCTGATGGGCCACAGCATTATGGGGACTGACTTGCTTAGCTCCATGCTGACGTCCTGACTCATTAGTACTAGGTATGAATTCAGCAGGCACGAATTCTACTGAGTGTACTTCTTGGTCTATGTCTAAAGTGTCTGTAGTTTCTTCTGTAGTTTCTGTTGTTGGTTCTTCTATAGGAAGTTCTTCTAATACACTTGCAGACTCTACTACTCTAAAACCTTTCTCTTCTATAGCAGCCTTAGCTATGTTAAAGTAAGGAGCTGCTTCTCTTACAGTCAATCCGTGAGAAGTAGCAAAAGGAGCAAACGTAATGTCATCATGAACTACCTCTTCCATGTGTTTAGCTGTTGCTTCTTCTACGTAGGTTGCTAAGTCATCTGCTAGTTGTACAGTTGCATCACTTCTACGTAAGTTATCAAGAGTTTCTTCAAATACAGTTTTAGTAGGAAGGACTTCTTCGGACGCAAGGGGTGGAGAGACTGGATCCATTGTAGTTTCTTCTGGAACTTCTTCTTCTGTTACTGGTTCAGCCTCAGCTTCTGGTAGTGGGTTCTTTTGGTTCTCATCTACTTCTTCAGTACTTTGTAACTCAACCATAGTTGCTTCAATTAAAGCTTGGTTTTCTTTTAAAAACTGACTAAGTTGCGTAGGTAGTGATTCTAGTGAAGCTAAGATTCTTGCACGTTGTACTTCTTTCTGTCTAAACTGTTGTAAGATTTTATTGTACAACTCTTTTCTTTCTTCAAGTAAGTTAGCTAATGCAGGATTCTTTGTAGCTTCATCAATTAAGTTGCGTAGGTTTTCTAAGTCTGCTACGTTGTTACGCATAGTGGCAACTACTTTTCTTAACTCTTTCTCATTTTCTTTTTGCAGTCTTTCATACTGTTTACGTACTAAGTCTTCTCTAGTCTTTAAATTCTCAACCCTTCCTCTCAAAGCTTTTTGAGTTGCAAGGGTTTCTTTTTCCATTTTAGCATTCAACTCTTTGTAGTAGTTGCTAGTAATCTTCATTACAGAAGAAAGACTTTTAGCCGTAGACAATTCCTTTAAGTGCTCATCATGTCCTTTAATCATATCATCAAGTCTAGATGCTACGTTGGATAATCTACGATAATTAGCTGCTATAGGAAGTCTTTCGTTTACATCTTTATAGTAGTCTGATATAGTTTTATTAGGGTTGTTTTCTAACCACGTTGCGTAAACAGTAGAAGCTGCTAAAGTCTCTGCGTGTTTATCTAAATCCTTTTCTAAAGAAGCTTTACGTATCTTTAATCTTTTGATTCCTTTACTAATGCCTTTTGTACGCATAGGAGGAACAGGAACAGTGGCGCCAGTTTCTGTAAGTACTTCATCTACATCTTCTTCTTTTGCTTTTATGTCTTCTAGTATACCAAGTTTTCTTTCTACTTCTGCTAGAGATGTAGTAAGTTCATGATTACGTTTAAGCATGTTTTGCTCTTCATCTAAGTTGTTAGCAATGCCACTATCAAAAGCATTCATTTCTTTTAACTCTTTATCTACTAACTTCTTTCTTTCTTCTAATAAGTACTTCTGTGCTTTCTTATGGAAGACCCATTGCTTAAGAGGCATCTCTGCGCCTTCTACATGTTTGTCACCGATAGTTTCGTAATCAAACTCATTTTGCTCATAGATTTTTTGAATAGCATCTAAGTCTTTCATAGCTTTCTCTGCTTTCTCCTTGTACGTAGTATCACCTACTTTTGTAGCAAAGCCAAGTCTAGTGGCTGCTGTATGTCCTTGTGCTTTACTACGTGCATCCTGTAATACCGCTAAGTTCTGTGCTAGTTGAGTCTTTTCATCTGCGTCTTGAGAAGCGGCTATTTGTGTTTGTGTAGCTGCTATCTTTTCATCTAATTCTTCTGTATCTACTTTAGTGTTGTCTATGTTAGCAATAGACTGAAAAGTGTTCTTAAGACTATCTCCCATACCAAGAGCCACAGAGTTACGAACACTAAGATTAAGCATTTCGTCTCTAAGAAGTTGAGCTTCTTCTGGTCTACCATTCTTAATGGCATCCTCCATCTTCTTTGTAGTGTTGTAATAGTATTCTGCATCATTTTGTACTCTTCCTTTAATAGCGTCAAAAAAGTCTACTCCTTGTATTCTAGCCATTTCTTTTTTAGACACTCTACCATTGATAGGTATGATTCCAAGTATCTTACTTGAGTGATATTCTTTAGCAGCATCTTCTGGATTAGTTACTGGTTTTCCCTCTGCATCTACTAAGTTGTTTTCTCCATCTACTCTACTTTGCTTTTCTACTTTAAATAGTGGAATGTTCTGTGTAATGCTTTGTTGTCCAGGGCCTGCTATAGCTCCTAAGATAAAGTTGAATGCACCCTCATCATCATTTACTCTATTGATGTAGTTTTTTAATTGCCCAAACTGTCCTAAGAAACTGTAAGTATTTCCTTTCTTTCCCTCTTCTATACCTGTACGTTCAGCAAACTGATTAGTTAATTCTTCAAGACCTTCTGCTCCCATTTCTCTTAACGTAGAAAGTGAAAGTAATCCTTCTTTTTTTCCTAACTCTTTAGCGTATTTACTACCAGTTTCTCCCGCTAATCTTTCCATATACTTAGCTAATCCTTTTTCACCTAAAGCAGCTTCTGCACTTGACATACCAAGTACTCTTCTAGCCACTTCTACAGTTTCATCTACATCGTGTCTAAAGAACTGAGAAACTCCTCCCATCATGTTTAGACCTGTATTGATTACAGTGTTAAGTTGTACTGTAGTCTGAGCTGATTCACCTGCTATTCTACGTGCCTCTGCATCTGCTTCTTCTTCAGAATAACCTTCAGCTTGTAATTTAATAAATTGGTGTTGGTATACTTCATCGTAAACATGTTTACCTGACATAGCACCTTCTGTGTATGCCATCATACCAGCAGTCATCCACTGTTCTCCTGCTCTAGCTAATTCCATGCCTCCTTGAAGTGCACTTCTACCAGTTTTAGCTATTCCAGTAACTTTCCCTACTTCTGCTAAACCTCTAGTAGCTATTTTTCCTAAAGTCATTCCTTTTCCTGCTATAGATCCTACTTTGCCTATTTCTCCTAGTACTTTAGCAAATCCTGCACCATCTAAAGCAAAAGCAGCCATTGTAGTTATTAACCCTTCTCCAGTCTCTAATACAGAACTTAAATCTGTAAAGTCAAAAAGTTTATCTGATTTTCTATACAAAGGAAAGTTAGCATCTAACCAAGAGTTAGCATCATCCATAGCATTAGTTAAACCATTTTGATAATCATTAGCTGAATCGAACAACTCAGGAATATAACCTACACTTTGCACAAGGTTAGTACCTATTTTAAGAAAAGTACGAGGTACAAAATTTCTCCACTTTTCTAATGCCGATTGCTGTTCTCCTAGTATATGTTCTAAGTTTCCTTGTGCTGGAGAATAACTAGCTCCAGAATATTTAGGAAGTGCTTCTAAATTTAAGTCTACAGCTGGATTACTTTTAAACGTGGAAGGTATAGAAGGAAGATAAAAAGAATTTGGGTCTTGTTTTCCTACTTTTTGTGCTTCTGGTTTTTCTGTTCCCCATCCTACTCCATCATACTCGTTGTTTAAATCTTCTAATGCCATCCTAATTATTTGTGTAGTTTAAAAATGTTTCCCAATCTGTTTTGCTACTATTAAGTTTTTTAGTTACTCCATTAGGTATAATAGTACCGTCTTCTTTATGTACGCTAAAAGTATTACCGTCCTTGTGAATGTTTACAACTATTTTTGTAGGTTTTCCATTAAGAGTAATCATTAAAGGTTCTCCATTTCTATTAGTAGTTATTCTTTTTCCTGCTATAAATGGTAACTCACTTCCTACGTCTCCTCTTTGAGCTGTTTTTTGTAAGTCTATTACTCCTGTTATGTCATCAGCATTAGACATTAAATAAGGTAACATTTTTTGCATGTTAGGTACTTTTATATAAACAGTTCTATTAAATTCTTTAGTCTTAGCATCATACAAATTTAACTGTGTAAGATTACGTCCTGGTATAATGTTTACTTCTTTATCGTTAATAGTAAGACCTTCATCCTTCATCAAATCTAGTAAATTACCTTCTTGTGCTCCTCCTATGTTGTTTAAGTATGCAAAGTTTCCAGGTGAAGAAAGAATAGCAGATTTAAACTTCTTGTGATTAGGAGTAACATCATCTAAAGCTGCAGTAGGTGTAGTCATCTTCATATTTTTAAAAGATTCTTTAGCTCCTGGAGTTTCTCCAAAGTGTAAAGAATTTAACTTGTCCCTATAATTAAGACCTCTACCAGTTGAATATATTTGTCCTTCAGATTCAAGCCAGTTAAATAACTCTGGGTTTTTAGCTTTAGTTACTACATAGTCTTTTCCATTAGCTTTTACTTTGAATCCTACCCAAGTTCCGCCACTAGTAAATAACTGACCTAGAACAGAAGTTGGTGCATTTTCTACTATTGGCTCTAACTCTCTTCCATTAACTAAAGAGTTTAGTATAGCTTCTTTAACTCCTGGTGCATAAGTTAATTTAGGTAAACTTTTTTCATACTCTTGTCTAGCTTTTCCTTGAATAGTTCTATAATCTTCTCCATAAGCTTTTTTAGCTACTGGATCTAATGAAGACTGTAAGAAAGTTTTATAATAAGAAAGTTCATTTTGTGCAGCGGCTACTGCTCCAGAATACTTTTCAACATCAGCTTTAGCTTTTTCAACTTGTTCTTTAGAGTACTTTGTAGGATTACTAAGAATGTTATTAGCTATCTTAAGTTGGTAGTTACTCATTTCTAGTTCTTTTTCAAGTGGTTCAATTCCTTTAGATTGCATATCAGACAAGGATTCAAAAGGTGCACTTAAAAGTGCTACGTTACCTACTAAAGCAGGTAATGCATTATTTTCTTCTGCTTTTGCGGCTTTAGCTCTTTCTTCTTTTTTCTTTTCAAATACTTCAGCTAGAGTTGCTAATTGATATGGACTAGGTTCAGTCTTTATTTCCTTAGTTATACTAGAAATTTGTTTAGTAGCAGCGTAGTTAAATATATCACCGTAAAGAGTATTATAGACATCTTTAGTTGTTAGTTGTTGTAAAGCATTAGTTGGAGTTATTTCTCCTTTTAAGACTTTATCTTTTAATAACTGTTCTGAAGCTATTTCATCTTCGTTAACTCCTGTAGGAACAAATTTGTTTTGGAAGAAGTCATAAGCAGCTTTATCATCTACGCCATTAGTGTTGGCAAAAGTTTGTAGTCTAGACTGTTTGTCCAAATATTGAAAAAGTTTAGTACCTGGAGTTTTAGCAGCTGAATCAAAAGCTTGTCTAATTTTATCTACTCCTATAGTTTCATAAATACTACCGTTTTTATATTTTTCATATAAAGTCCCTATATCTTCAGTTACACCATACTTATCAGGACCTAACATAGATAATACTTCACGTGTAGCCTCATCAGGATCAGGTAAGTCTCCCCAGTTCTCACCACTTTTAAAGCCACCTACTTTTCTTCCCATCTCATCAAACTGTAATGGTTTAGAACCAGCTAAAGCTTTAGCTTTCATATCATTCTTTTGAGACTCTGTCCAACCTTTATACTTATCTATTTCATCATAGTACGTAGCTTCTTGTTTAGCATCATTAGCTATAGCTCCTAGTTTACTATGTACGTTTCTTCCTAAAGACATTAAAGGACGAGTGTAGTGTTCATAGTCTCCTTTCTTAGCTATTTCATCTAACTTTTGTGTAGTCTCCATAGCTATCTTGTCTAACTCTGGTTTACCCATTGTCCCTGCTGGAGCTTGAGCAATCAAGTCTCTAGTAGTTGCATCTATCTGCACACCTACTTCAAACTTCTTGTCAAGTTCTTCACGTAGTCCTTTAATATCAGCGGCCATACCTGGGATGTACTTTGGTATGGCATTCTCACTTGTGTTTACTAGTCTAAAATTATCTGATGCTGCCATTATATTATCGGTTTTAAGTTCATACGTTTAATCATTCTTCCTGCTGTGTAACCTCCCCACTTCTTTTCAGTTAACTCTCCAGGTTTCTTAGCTTTTAGTTTGTCTAAAAAAGTTTCTGAAAAAGTTTTTGAATTTTTTTCAGCTTTCTTAAGTTCTTCATCTAGAATAGATCTTTTTAAAGTCCCATACTCATCTTTACCAAACTCTAACTGAGCTTTAAAGTTTTCCATGTTGTACGCATTCTTCTGGTCTTGCATTCCCATATACTTACCAACTGCATTAGCTATGTTTTCACTTCGTGCACTTGTCAAAGCATTCTTTCTAGCAGCTTGCTCAGCATTAAAAGCTGCTAGTCTGTCTGCATTAGAACTATTTACTTGTCTGTTAATAGTAGCTTCTTGATTAGCGATTCCTATGTTAGTGTTACGTTCATTCTGGTTGATAGATGACAACTGATTTACACTTTGTCCTAATGCCCCTAGTTTCATTAAACCTGCAGTTTGTGCATCCATAGAGTTATCTAAACTTCTAAAAGTTGTGTTCATTCCTCTACGTACTTCATTACGGTCACTATCCATATTCTGTCTTTCAAGTTGTATTTGATTTTCGTAGATAGGAGAAGGCACTGCTGCTGGTTGTCTAAAAGAGTTTAGTATATTAGACAAGTAAGGAACTCCAGAAGTTCTATAAGGCGGAAGTTGTGGAGTTTGTTTAGTTGCTACTGTTGGTGTTGTAGGAGTGGTAGGATTTACTACTGTATCTCCAAAAGGAGTTTGAGGAGAATACCTATCATCTTTAACTATTGTTTGTGGTTTTACTCCATACATCTCATTTCCACTCATAATAGGTTGTTGAGGTATAGGAGTATTAAAAGTTTTAGCAGGTTCAGGCAATCTTAAAGACTGATCTTGCATAGGTTTAACAGGAGGTGCAACTGGTTTAGGAGTTGGTGGAACTGTTCCAGTTACAGAGGGTCCAAGTATTCCGTTTACAGATTGTCTAGTGAATTCAGGTAAGCCTTGTTTATTTACTGGAGTACCTACACTAGGTGGTGTAGGTAAAGACCTTGTTGTTTGTGGTGTAGTAGTTTGTGCTGTAGTTGTAGCTCTTGGTCTAGTTACACCTCTGCTTCTAGCCATTTCTCTATACTTTTCAAAAGTAGTACCCTTTCCTTTTTCATTCCCATCTTCCCAATTTTTTAAAGTTCCAGATTTTAAAGCAGCTTGAAAACTTTCACTATCACCCGCTTGGTGATATACTCCAAATCTTTCTTCTTTAGTAAAGTCTGGAAGTTGTTTAGAAACTTCTTTTCCATAAAGTTTTTCCATTCTATTATACTCAGGTACCTGGTATTGTTCAAAGAATTTGTCTTGTATACGTTCATCATTTACGTAAAGTTTTTTAGCTTCTTCTAAAGTTTTAGCTTTAGTTACTTTCATTAAAGCTTTAGCATACGTTGGACTTGTTTCAAATCCTGTTTGATACTTACCTATGTATTTAGCATTAGGGTTTATAGCTCTTGGGTCTTCCCCAAAGCTAGACTCTACTGAAGATATATACTTTTTAAGCCACTCTTTATCTATAGAAGGGACTGTTACTTTTCTTTGTGGTACTTTTTTCTTTGCCATTACGCTAGATTTAATTGTTTACGTACTTGTTCTTGTTGTGCTTTAAGCATTTCTACTTTTCCTTGGAGTAAACGTAGTGCATTCACTCTATCAGGAGTCATAGGTTTCTTTTCTATCTTACCCATAGCTCTTGCTAATGGTCTATGTAAGTCTGCAAAACCTAGTTTCTTAGAGAAGACATAACTACCCTCTGTAGTTTCTCCTGCTTCTACTTCAGCTCCTAAGTCTGGAAGTGCTTCTCCTCCTTCTGCATGAGACCTACCTTTTACTTCTGTAGCATTCTCAGACATAGGTTTCATGTTAGAATTCTGTCTGTTCATCATAGCAGCTGCTAAAGGTCTCTTCATTAATCCTCCATCAGCGTACATAGCTGTATTATCTACGCCTACGTTGTTGTTGAAGTTTAAAGTTGAAGCTGCTCTATCTTGATAAGCTGCTTGGTCTTTAGCTACTTGCTTAGCCTTATCCCTTTCTCTTTTCTTAGCCATTACTACTCCTGCAACTCCTCCTACAACTGCGCCAACTACTGCTCCAGCTGGACCAAGTTTTGCTCCCATAGAAGCTCCTTGCAATGCACTACTAATTCCCATTTTCCCTCTGTCTGTTGCATCATATCTACCATACTGTCCAGCATCACTAAGTGGCATTACACTAGAAGCAAGAGAAGCAGCCATTCCTAAACCATCACTTAGTTGACCATTAGTAGTGTCTTTAAAAAGATTGTTCTTATCTTTTTGTTCACCATTGTCTTCACCACTATTTTGTGCAAATCCATTAATGTTATCTCTAAAGTCTTTTTCTTCTTCTCCTTCTGTATCTCCTCCAATACCAAACTTTACGTTACCAGCACTTACGCCATACACATCTACGCCCATACTCTTTTTATTAGAAACTGGTGGAGCCTTAGGAGCTAACCAGTTTCTTTCGTCGTTTATGATACCTAGGTTTCTCACGTAGCCTCCCAACTCTCTTTTATTCATTCCTGTTGCTACTTTGTAACCTGTGTCACTAAACATATCTGCAACTCTGTTAGAAGGCATAGGCATTACGTTTCCTGCATTCCTAGCTCCTTCAAACCCATTGTACTTTAGTCCACTAGGAGTCATGTTAATCGTTGGGTACACTACAGGATTACCTCCAGTCTTATCTAGATCGTAAGCCATATAGTGTGTAGATCTTTGTGAGTTTGGTAGATTCTGTAGTCTAGGTTCTCCCATAGTGTTTGATTGTAAAGAAGGCTGGTTAGGATCCATAGCTCTCTGCATAGCTTCTCTACTTCTATTACGAAAAGCTAGTACTTTAGAAATAGCTGCGTCTGAAGGGTCTAGTGCTCCTCCGTCTTCACACTTACGAAGTCCACCTCCGTTTTTATATTTTCTCATTGTATAGTCGTTTATGTTTGTATTTTTTAGTGAAGTAACTTTTCCACCATACTCTAGTTTAACTGGTTTAGTGTAAGGAATTAAGGTATCTCTTTCAGGTAATATATAAACTTTACTATTATCTTTTAACGTAGAAAATCCACAACTTGTTCCATCAAGATTAATACAACCATTACTCATGTTACGTGAAGTCTTGTTAGTAGTATCTTTTAAAGCTGCTATTCTGTTCATGTATCCAGTTCCATGTATAGCTTTACTACTTTCTTTTCCTTCTTCATCTGTAAGTGTTAAAAGTTGTCCTGTTGGTCCGTAACTTTCTATTCTATGGTTCTTAGCTTCTTGCCATGCATCTTTGTCTATTATCTTCTTTATTTTGTTTTTTAACCCTATAGGTTCAGTATAGTTAGTTATTAACTTTGTAGAGAATACTCCTGCAGGTGTAATCTTTTGTTTAATTTGGTCTAAGTAATCGTAATAATCTTTGTACTTATCTTTTAAGTCACTCTTATAATATTCTTGTTGACTTGGTGCTGTAGTTACATCTCCTGAATCTACTCCAGTAATAATAGGTTCATTCTTTATACGTTTTCCATTTCTGTCTACGTAAACAATGTTATTACTGTTCTTATCTATTACTGCGTAGTTAAGTGTATCATTCTTACTCTTATTAGCTTGTACGTATTTGATTTGTGCGTCAATCAAAGAGTCTCTTCTTTTAACTTGCGGTTTAGTACTAATCCTCATAGGAGAAGGTGGGGGTGTAGTCAATCTAGGAGCTGCTTGTCTTACACTATTTGCATCTACTGCTGTAACCGTGTATGGAGTAGGAGGTATTACGACTTTTTTATTTATAGGTCCACCGTTTCCAAACTTCTGCTCTCCTTTAGTATTTGGTTGATACTCTTGATTCTGAACTTTCTTTTGTAACTCATCTCTAAGACTATCACTGTATAACTGTTGATTTTTATACATCTCTGTACTGTCACTATAGTCTTTAGCCTTTTTAAAAGAGTATACAGCTTCTGCCGCATCAATACCTCTACCTAAAGGAAGCATCTTTTTAACAACAGAAGGTTTACTAAATATGTCTGAAGCAGGTATAGTCTTAGTTCCAAAAGGTATTTTTAAATAACCTGATAAAGCATCTACAGGAACTTGTGCGTACTCTTTTCTATTTAAGTCATTAACAATATCTAGTGCTGCTAAACTTGTTCCTAATACAGGAGGTCCAACAGCTTGAAGAGTATTAGATAAACCATTTTCAAAGTACTCATTAGCTTTTCTACCGTAGTTTAAAACTTTTTCAGAGTATCCTTTTTTTCTTAAAGCATCTGTATTCTTTTTAGCAATAGCTTCTGGTGTATTAGAAGCTGTAACTGAAGGTTTTAGATTAATGTCATAGTTAGGTAACTGTAGTTTTCTTTTAACTGTAGGCGTAGAGGGATAAGTCGCTTGTCCACGATTATCTACTTGCGTAACTGTGTAAGAAGGATTAGCTACTATAGGTTTCTTTAATCTTGTTTTACTTTTAGCCATGTTATCTATTTGCTTTTTTAGCATCCCCTGATACTTCGTGTAAAATTAGTTGTTTTTGCTGAGAATTATCGAACTCTAATCTAACAATTGCGTACTTGTCTTGTATAAACTCTTTTTCATACCAGTCTTTAGCTCCTACTGCTGTAATGTCTAAAGCGTAGTTATCAAAAAGGTCTTTCAAGAATGTTATTCCTTTCTCCTTAACCACATCTCTAAAGTCATTAAAACTCCACACTCCCTGAGTTTGTCTATTACGTTGATACTGCAAGTCTGCAAACTCCTGTACAGTATTTAAAGGAATACGTCCTGTGTGCTGTGTACTATTCCAGATAGAGATATGAGTCAACGTATTCCACTCAGCCTCTTTACTAGAGTAGTCTGGAGTATCAGTCTTTACTGTAGTAACCCAGTTTAAAGCGTAAAGCATAAACTCTGTATCTGATTTGAATACTACGTCTATGAAGAAAGGCTTTGTTTCTGGCTCAGCAGTAAAACTTTGGTTGTGGTATTGACCGTACTTACCTGCGTTATGTTCGTAGTGATACACTAGTCCATCTTGTTTTAAGTTAAACAACTTATCTCTAGTATGGAAATAAAAGTCAGGAATAAAGTCGTGGAAGAATACCCACTCATTACTCTGTGGTGCGTAAGAAATAGTAAAAGATTTATCCTTTAAGTCTACGACATCTTCAAACAGAAGACAGAACGTGCCTTTAGAGGTTACTACTTTTTTAAGGTATTTGCAACTATAGTCCCAAGTAGTAGCTGAAGGGTTAAAGTTATATGCTGAAAGTTGTGTACATCCGTTCATGTCTAAATTGGTTTATAGCCTAGTAAAAGTATTCCGTGATCATCGCCTGCACTTGCAAATCCTCCTGGCAGTTGTTGCGCTGATAGTTTAGTATATGGAGTTGTGCCTAGTATTCCGTTTCCATAGAACCATCCTTTATTTTGAAGTGTCCATCTATAGTAACTTACTATAGGTTGTCCATTCTTATTTATTCCAGAATAAACAGTATTAGGGTCTGGAGTAAAAGCTGTTATATTATGATCAGTTAAAGTTGCTATAGAATTATATGGGGCAGGTACGTCTGTTAAAGGATTAGTAACAGTTAGAATATTAGAAGTATTACTGGCTTGAGTAGCTAATCCTTCTACTCCATATTGTCCTGTCATACTATAACCTGCGTCTCCTGGGAATAATACTGTTCCTACTACTCCTGATGTTATAGGGTCTGTCTCACAACTAGCAATAGAAGAACTACAAGTTCTAGCTACAAAACTAATATTTCCTATTTGCATTCCAAACTCTACTTCTATAGTAGCATTGTTTCCTGGAAGGTTTGCGTAAATATGTTGTAATCTAGGTAATGGACCAAACCCACTAGAAATAACAGACCAAGGACCTCCATTAGTTCTAACTCTATATAAAGCAGGCATTTCTCTTGTTATAACGTAGGTGTCTATTCTTTCACCTGGAGTAGGAACACTCACCACTGTTGCTTCACTTACGTTTAAACTAAACTGAATTATAGAAGGGTTAGAGTACACTTGTTGGTCTGTTCCTGGTTCACAAACTCTTTGTACTTCTAACTCGTAGTAAGCTTGTTCAGTAAGATGAAAGTCTAAAAAACTTCCAGTAGTAACTCCACTTATAAGAACTCCGTTTATAGTAACAGGTACTCTAGTTAGTGTACCCCCTAAGTTTTCTAACTTCCATAAAGTGTACACAAAAGTATTAAAAGCAGCAGAAGTCCAAGCGACATGGTAGTCATTAGGACCAATCCAAGAACCTGTTAAAGATAAAACTGGATTACAAGTAATTGCATTAGGCTCACACTGATCAGGAGAGTTTGTTGGATTTAGTCCTTTGTACTTTAAATACTTTCCATCCATAAAGACTATATCTTCAGGATAAACAAACTGTCCATTACCCACTACTAAAGAATTACTTACGGGTTGTCCGTTTAGAATAAGAGTTTGTACAGACGTAATAGAATCTGAAGAAAACGGTATACCTCTTATAGGACTAGTAGGTTCTAAGTTCTTTACAGAAACAAATAGTCTTTTATAGAACTGATCCCAGCCTATAGTTATAGAGTTATTACTGTTAAAAGAATTTGCTCCTCTTACTTTTAAGTACTCGTTTAAGAACCTACCAATATCTCCGTTAATAGCAGATAGTTTCTTGTCACTGAATATGTACATCTCTCCTACTTTAGCATCAGGGAAAACGTAGCCAATTGGAGTGTTTACACAGCATAAGTCGCTTTGAGTTCCTCCGTATCCTAGATTAGACTGTATTGCTTCTTGTGGTTCAAACTGGAAGATGTCTCCAGATCCTAAAGTTACTCCTAGTAACCCTGTTTCTAACTTTACTTTATCACGTGTAAGGAATAAAGCGTGAAGATGATGTATAAGTAAACTGTCTGAGATAGCAGATAAGTTGACGATTGGTCCTCTATCTTTTTGGCAGTCATAGTAGTCTGCAGCTAAGAAAGTTCTCCAACTACGTGTGTTCTGTCTAGACAACTTACCACCTCTAGCTATCCTATGAGGAAACTCTGTAATGTATTCACGTAAAGGACTATATATGTCCTGAGCAACTAAGTCATTGATTCCCTCTGCACCTTTGTAGTATCCAAACTTATTAGGGTCTAAAGTAGCATCCCAGAATGCAGGATAACTACCAGGGAACGTAGGAGATGAAGAAGTTTCTATTTGACTTTTAGGATAGAACTTTCCTTGAGGTGTATTCTGTTCAAACAGTGACCAAGTGTTTACTACGGACTCACATAAAAGTCTGTAAACAAATCTTTCTGTTTTCATGTACGGATAAGAAGTAGGTCTGTCTGCTCCAGAACCATCATCTGTAGGTACGTCATAATCTTGTTTTACTCCGTGAGTATGAAATGTGTACGGCCCTAAGAAACAATCTCCGCCAAAGAATGCATCTGTGTTACCTATATACTTGTGTCCACCTGCAGATACTAAGTTTTGATTGTAGTATTCTTTATACATATCGTCTTTAACTTCACATAGTTCAGTAAAGCTAAGTTGATTAGTAGTAAGATTAGGTATAGTAGTACCAGACCCAACTGTAGTAGCTACAAGAGAAGGAGGAGTAGTCCCTAAAAGATTTCCTATTAAAGCTTCTTCTATGTATACGTTATTTGTCTCTGTCGTAATACTATGGTTCTTTATCCATTTAGCTTTGTCTACTCCTGATATTTTATAAGCTGAAGGAAATAACGTAGCGGTAGTAATAGACTTAGTGCAGTCTACCATATACACGTTACAAGGTTTTCCACTTGCCACTGTTCCTGGATTAGAAAAAGTCCATTTAACATACTTCTGTTCTACTTTACCGTTTAAGTTTAACTCACGTGCTATGAAGTTAGGTTCTATAGTAGGATGAAAGATATTTAAGTCTGGACTAAGAAACCTGAACTTGTTCCAAGTAATCTGCCAGTCATTTACGCCACTACCTGTTCTAGTAATGTTACATCCTGTAGAGAAAGTCCTAAGTGGGTCTTTAACTGTATTAGTAGCTCCTTGGATTAATACGCTTTGTGCGTACACTGACATATTAGAGATAGTTCTCTTAGCATAGAAAAGCTCGTAACCTATAATGTCTCCTTGATACTTTAATGGTATCTGTATGTTTGTTAGTCTAATACCTAGTACATCTAACTTAGAAGTACCGTAAGAAGTTTCACTACTATAAAGATTTTCTTTACACCAACCTATAGAAGGCATTTTATGATGTCTTACTTTCTTACCTCTTAAGTCTAGACCTCCTAAGGCAACACTATTAAAGTTAGGAGTGTTAGGATAAGTCTCGTTTTGGTTTTCATGCACACCTAATCTTCCTATTTTGTTTGTACTACTAAACGTAGTAATAGTATCTTCTACTTGGAACTTAGGTCTAGTTACTCCTCCTGTAGTTCCTACAGTTGATGTAAGATAGTTTGCAGCAGTTGCTGGTACTCCTGGTATTGTGAAAGCTATAGTCTTAGTACCGTTAGCACGCAGATACTTTACGTATAATGCATAAACTTCTCTATGCTTAAAAGTTTTCTTAGCGCCACTAGATAACTCTTCTTGGTCAGAAATATCTTTTAACTCACTAGTCCATTCAGGAATAATCAAGTTAGCATACTGTTGCATATCTAAAAGGTCGTCTTCTCTAGTAAGATTACCTATGTAAAGAGCATCATTTAGTTGCGTCATAGTACCTACTTTATTGTAGCGTACTTGTCCTACTAAAACTTCTGTAATGTCTATACTATCTCCATCAGGACTATCCGATACTATACTCATACTACTGCCTCCTATTAACTGTTTAGGAAGTACATAACATGCAGTTACTCCTTTAGTCTTAGCAATCACTACTAACTCTAAGTACTGATAACTAGTGTCTACGTTCTCTAGTTTAAAGTTTAAACCTGCTACGTCTTCAGTATTAATAATACAACCTCCGTAAACAGAAGAGTACGGTGTACTAGTACCGTCTTTTTTGTAGTAACGTAAAGCAGTATAGTATGAACCTTCTTTGTAGTATCCAGCTGCTGAGGAAGTCATGGTTATTGTAGGAAGGATAAAGTTTGGAAATAAACTCCAACTACCCAGTTTAGTAGTGTCAGGATTAGACAAGTTTAAGAACTTAGGAAAAGTTCTTTTATCTGTAAAAGCTACTATTAGTTCATTCTTGTAGTTTCGTTGTACTTCTCCAGTAATATAGTATTCTATGTTAAACCCTAAAAAGTAACCTACGTTAATATCATTCCAAGAAAACTCTATTATGTTAGAAGTTAAATCTACTAGTTGAACAGCAGAGTTAATATTATTTGTAGAGAATACTACTACTTTACCAGAGTCTGCTTCTAAAAGTCCATTAATTCTCCAGCCACTTGGGCATAAAGACTGTAGTCTTTTAAACCCTGGCTCATTAACTATAGTACCTTTTAAGTCATACTGAATACCGTTCTTGCCAAAACGATAGTGCCCTTCTTCTGTCTCTAATGGAGTAGAGTCTAAACTTATTCCTTTTATAGGTTTCATACTACAAAGGTAAGTTATTCTATAATACAGCCAACTGGAAATGCATACCGTCTTTTACACTAGTCCAATTTCCTCCCCACTCTAATCCTTCGGTAGTAAAACACTTTACAAACTTAGCAGAAAGTTTAGGAATTTTACCTAAACCATTCTCAGCAGCATTTACGTCAATAGCTATAGCCCAGCTATGAAGGCTCATAGAACTGTTAGTCATCTTTTTACGTATCATGAAACAACCGTCCCAAGTCTTTAACTCTTTGGCTAATCCTGCCGTTATAAGATTACGTAGTGATGCTTCAAGTTTATCTTTTAAGTCTTTGTTTACAAAGATTCTTTTAGGAAAACCTATAGTTCCTACAGCTGAAAAACGTACATGACTTAATGCGGCTTGTATGTCTGCTGGGACTTCCCAAGTTACAAACCATTTGTTCTGTGTTGCTAGTAAGTTTGGGTCTCCGTACTTAGCGAAGCATTGTCTTGATGTTATCATAAGTTTGCATTTTAAAAAGTATATAAAGTATTATAGCCAAAGCTGTAATGATGAGTATGCGTAAATAGTTAAAAGACCTTTGCTTGTACAGTTTTCTTTCAACTTCTAATTGAGTGTTTTTCTCTTTAAGGACAACGATAGAGTCTATAAACATGTTTACTTTTCTAGTATCCTCATAGTAGTTGAATGTTTTATTGACTACTGTGTCTACTCTAATAATAGAAGGAGGACATTTAGCTCTAACTATGTAAGGGACTTTTACTGTGTCTAATAATGAAGGAGGACATTCAACATCTATGTAGTTTTCTACTGTGTCTGTCTTCCCAGGTAGAAACTTCTCCACGTAGGCAATTGAGTCTTTTGTAGGATAGTAAGACAAGCATGCTTTAGCTACTACACTAGGATAGGAAGTCTGTGCTTTAACTATGTCTTTAGTTGCTTTCTTACTAGTGTAACATGAAGTTAGACTAAGTATTATTAGAAGGATCGGTAAGTGTTTCATCATTCTCAGTTTGGTTATTTTGCAAATCTACGGACTTTGTTTCGTTATTATCTACATCTATTCCCGTAAACTTTTGGATTCCTTTGTTAAATATTGCAGGATAAGTCTTTTCTATGTATCTCATAATACTCTCAGCTAGAAACGCAGATGCCATTACTATAGGTATACGTGGTAACGTAGACTTATAGAATAGAAGTAAGTAGTTAGTCATAAACCCTACAGCTAAAGCTAAGAATACTATTATAGTTATGTCAGACTTAGACACAATCTCTTTATCCCTTACGCGTAAGGCTACACGTACACCACTTCCTAATACTACTGCACATAAGAATAGTGCTCCTTCCATAATTAAACCTTTTGGGTTATTTATGTCAGGCTGTATTAGTATCTGTAGTATACAGATTAAAATAAGGGTAGGATTGCTTATCATTACCTTATACAGATTATTTTGATTTTACAGTCTTCTTCCGTAACAAATTGGTGAACTTGCTTTCTGTCTATCTTTATCATATCACCACTTTTTAGAGTACGAGTAATTCCTCCTTTATACTTTAACTTTAGTATTCCTTGGTTAATCAGTATTATAGTGTCAAAAGTATTGTAGTGCATCTGTCTAAACGTAGGGTGATTAACTATTAGAGTGAATATGATAGTGGTTTCTGAAGCATCTTTCTGTAGAGGGATTACGTTTTTATAGCTTTCTACATCAACAAGTCTATTGTAAACTAAGTCTCCCCAAGTAATCCTGTAGTACTTTCTATACACGAATTTGTGAAAGACATCTACATTGTAGTAGTCTAGGATCTTCTGTCCTCCTACTAATATTGTGGTTAAAAACAAAAGGCTGTAAAAGACTGGCATTTCTACGAACTCACGTTGCAGAATGTCAAATCTGTTTACAGCAAAGAATAAACTTAAAAGATAAGTTATATATCCGTATTTTTCTATAGATCCTAGTTGTTTAATACTAGCAAAAGCTATCAAAGCAGTTACTAGTATAGTACATAGACTAGCGTACATAAGTAGGTCGACTGTATTGGTATACTCCATTTTAGTTAGTGATTCTTTTTGGCTAACAAAGATAGGAAGTAAACCGAAAAAGCTTGCTATAAGTGCTGTACAGTTTTCTTAATCAACGTAGTATTAAAACCTAAAGTCCTAGTACTCTTTTATCTTCTTCAGATAATAAAGACAGTGCTCTAACTCGGATTAACTCGTTTATATCTAATTCATCTTTTTGGTAAAGCTCTTTAGTATAGTAATCCGTATTTTCACCAACTTCTAGTTTATTATCCAAATATGCCTTATAAGATATAGCGTTGTCATAATCTACGAATGACTTTTCTGTATCATCATTGTAAACTTTTAAAAACTGGTTAGTTGTAGTGTCTATTACGTTCTTGTACTTTATTATTGTATGTAGTTCCATATTGTCTATTTTATCTTGTTAGCATTAGTTGTAAAAAGTCTATGTTACCTCCCATTGGTTTAGGTGTGTTATAGAATGCAATCTTGTCATTACCATCTTGATACACAGTAGTAAATGCAAAGTTGCCATAAAATGCTGAAGTACTACCTGAACCTTGTTTAGGGCCACCAATTGCTTCAATCATTCCACTTTGCAAGTCTATTCTAAAACATGGTCTTTGCGATGTTGTAGATGTACTATTAGCTAATGAAAAATAATAGGCATATTTACCACTTTGCGTATGTGGATTATAAGCAAAGTATCCATAGTCATTGTTCATAGTCCATACATTATACCCTGTACTTAAGTTAAGAGGTGCTAAAGTATTAGTCCATGTTCCTGTTGCAGCACCTGTGATGTCAAACAAATCATAGTTTGTTGTACTTCTTATAGAGTATATTTGACAAGGTTTTATAACTCCATTAGAATCATAAGGTGTTCCAAATTGAGCCCATGTAATACCACCTGACCCCATTGCAGATGTTCTAGCACCCCATGTAGTACCTGCATCCCATGTGTTAGCAGTTCCACCACAATAGTTAGTAATCTTGTAGTTGTATGTAACCGTTGCACCACCCATAAAACCTATTAAGTTATCAGTACAATTCTCTATTACAAACTTACAAGTAGCAGAAGGTGTTACAGTCCAAGTAGCAACCGTATAAACATTTCCTGTATTAGCTGTGATTAATCTACGTTGCCCTACTGCTGTCGGTATTGCAGTATCTTCTACTATTCTTATTTGGAAGTTTCTAAAGTAGTTATTTTTTACTAACACATCTCCTCCACTAGTTTGACCTGTTATAGACGTTGCAGATATTGCCGTTGCAGTTAAACACTTTTTTACAAAATCCCCTGCTGTATCGTAAGTTGCAGTACCTACTACATAACCTTCACCTACATTCCTATCACTAGGTACATACTGTTCATCCATACTTATTAGTTGGTTGTGTGTAGCGGCTACTGTTGCAATTAAGTTAGTTGTACTTAAACTACTAAATGAGTTAGTAAGTAAATCGTATCTTCTAAACTGATTGGCTGCTAATGCACCATTATTTAAAAATACAACTGAACCGCTTAAAAACTCGTATCTATCACCTGAAACTGGAGTAAAACTTAAAGGTTTATCTAAGTAAATAGTTGGTGTAGTGCCTGATGTATTAGCTATTACTCTACGTTCTTCTATCTTACCACTACTACCTGTAGCATTTCCAATTACTCTAACAATGAAACCTTTACCATCTCCTCTATTTGCCAACTGATTAGCATTTACAGATGCTGGTAGTGCAGTAGTTAGTGCAAATGATGAAGTGGTTGCACTTGCTGCTATTGTTCCTGTTGGTGATAAGCTAGGACAAAACGTAGCTGTTGCACCTGACGAAAAAGTACCACCCATACCCATAGCCGAATTAATATGAAACCATGCGTCATTTTTTATGTGATAAGCACTAAGTTGATTAGTAAATCCTTGCATATAAAATAGTGGATGTGCGTAGTCTCTATTTCTGTAATCATCTGCAATAACTATACCGTTTGCGTTTGCAAAAGTGGCATTACTAGTAGTTATCATTTGGCTAAGACTACGCCACTCCATTAAGTCTAAGATGTCTTTGTGATTAATTGTCATAATTATGCGATTGTGTTTTTTCTAAAGTTATTAAAGTTATCTCTCATTTGGATATGTATAGTAAAAGGTACAAACTGGTCGTTTTGACTTCCATAATATGTTAGTTGTGTAACAGTTGATACGGAAGTAGGTATTACAGAATTGCTATCATTTCTTACCATCACATTTTTACCTTGAATAGTATCGTTCTCTATTCTTCTCAACATAGATAAATCTCTCCTAGTTATTAAGCTATCTATCTCACTTAGTGTTACACCTTGTGGTGCTTCACTCCAATAGAATATCTGTAAGTTGTCAGTATCTTCAAAACCTACTACATTTGTGTTATAGTCTAACAATAATCTGTTATCTGATGTTACTTCTCCACCTTTTGTGGGGTCGTTAAACTGATAGATAATAGTGTTGTTAGTTACATCAGTTACCATAAGTAACCCATCTAGTGAGCATTTAAACCCACTAAATGTGATAGTCCTATTTTGGTAATCAAAGGTGTAACCACCTAAATCTCTGCCTATTAATACTTTTGCCATGTTCTTTTTATTTAGCCTAGTGCGATTGCGTATGCTATTGCGTCATTTGTAGTTACTCCTCCACCACCGCCACCACTTGCGCTTATCACGTAAGGAGATGCAGTAGTACCACTTCCTGTTATTGTTACATTTGTGCCCTGCGAAATTAAGGCATTTATGTTAGAAATGTAACCACTTGGATTAGTTGCATCATATTTTAGTCCAATTGCTGTTGCCTGAGCTGTGCTTACTGGCTTATTAGCATCAGATGTATTATCTACGTTACTAAGTCCTACAAAAGTTTTATCTATAGTTTTATTCTTCCAAAGAGAAGAAGAACTTTCGTAAACTAAAGCTTGATTGTTAGTTGGAGTATTTGTAAGTACGTCTACATCATGTATCTCTTTTAGTTCAAATCCGTTTTGCACCTTTACAAATATTTCTCCATTGCTAGAGTTTACACGAGTTACTACTCCGATAAAAACTAAGTGAGCTGGAGCGTAAGGTTTATTAACTAAACCATAGATTAAGTCACCGTTAGTTCCAAGCCAAACTGGATCTCCAACAACTGCAGTAGATGTATTTAACCCAGTAAGTAATCCTTCTGTAACTACGTTTACTAGTGCATTTGTACTTCCGCCTGTCTCAAGTAAACCCATTGTCTTACTACTAGTGGCTTCACTAGTATTACTAGCTTTGCTAACAATCATGTTAGTACCATCAGCAGATGATACATACACTGCTTGCCCTTTAGCAATAGCTAAACCTAATTTTACCTTATGCTTTATTGTCGATGTAAAAGACGCTGCAGGTGCTTCATCAATCCACTGAGTGTTATAGTTAGTAGAGTCTATTTTAGAAAGTATTTGTCCAGCAGTTCCTCCTATTGGGACACCTTGAGCAGATGTACTAGCAATGTTTCCATTTAACTTTTGGATAGCACTTAGTATCGTGTCTGCTGAAGTCACCGTACCTGCTCCACTTACGTAGCCAGTTAATACTTTTCCTATTACTGCTGATGTAAGTAAAGAAGGATTTGGGTAAGTTCCACTTAATTCTCCACCTGCAGTTATACTACTTATGTTAGAGATATATCCACTAGGGTTAGTAGCGTCGTACTTTAAAGCTAATGCTGATGCAGTAGCAGTACTAATAGGTTTGTTTAAGTCACTAGTATCATCTACGTTACCTAGACCAACTTGTGATTTAGTTGTACTATGAGGATTACTAGTGTTAGATAGATGCGCTAATATGTTTGCACCATTAGTACTAACCCAACTTACTACAGAGTCATAAGAATTCTTTAAAGCTGTAGTAAAGATTTCAGTAATAGAAGTTAGTTTAGTTTTTTCTGCTGGCGCCATTAGTCCTGCATTAGTTCCTGAAGCAAGAGGCAACGTAGCATCTGCTCCTGTGCTACTAGTTACTATTCCATTTGTAGGAGAAGGAGTGTAGCCTAAATCAGTAAAAGTATTCCCTGCGTTTATGATAGCTTGATTTACACTACGTTTATTCATAGCGTCCATGTCATCTACGGCATCCATCATGTTCTTGATAGGATTGCCTAACATGTCAAAACCATGCGGGGTCTTTTTTAGTGTATCTGACATTACTTATCTATCTCAACTTTACCAGATTGAGCAGGGTTAAATTGTATAGTGATATGGTCTGGATCTGTTGCAGTGATTACTCCTGAAATCTCTACTCCATTTAAGTCGTAGATAGTAACAATTGGAGTAAGCGTCTTAAGATTATGTTCAATAGTAAGACTTGTTTTGTTATAGAACATAAAGATTTTAGGACTGCCCATTATCTCTGTAACTAAGTCATTAGCTGTAGGAGTTGTGTCTATGCCTGTGCTGTCTGTCTCGAAGTATCTTTCGTAGTAGTTTGCAGGAGGTATAAAGCGAGTCATTGCTTGAAGTTGTGCTTCTCTCATATCTACAGTAGGATATGTAATCTCGTTCATAGCTCTAGCACCATAAAGTTCAAATCTTCCTAATAGTTCAGTCTCTCTATAAACTTTATCTTGGTAACCTGCTCCAATCATCTTCATTCTCACGTAGTAGTATAAAGCTTCTTTGTAGTTCTGGTTATCTGGAATAAGTGGAAGTCCGTTCTCGTCTAAAGGTCTTTGTAAGTAGTATATTCTTAAGTATCCTTCTTGAATGTTTGTAGTCAAATAGTCCATTTCTATTTTATACCAGTCTGAAGTATTCTGAGGAGTACTAGGGATGTTATTAGTGTTGTTTTGTTGTGCTGGCATAAAGTTGCCTGTCACAGGATTAATACCACCTAGTACAGATGAGTTTACACCTGCTATCTTATAGAGATTAGCTAAACTGCCTGTCGCGTAGTGTTTAGCACTTGTTGAACTACGTAGTCTATTTCCTTTGTACTCTATTGCTTTAATAGAGATTAAGCCACAAGGAAGTTTTACTTTATGAAAGTCTATTAAACAGTCTGCATATTGTTCTGAACAAACTGTATTTGTATGAAGAAGACTCATAGCTTCAGGAATCCACTCTACCATATCTTCTATGTACGTGGCATCGTAAAGTCTTGTGTTTCTAATTACACTGGCTATTACCTCATCTATGGAGCAGGTCTTGTAAATCATTTGTGGTCTTTTTTGTTTTTAAAGTAAGGGTATCTATAGCGTAGTGCTTTATTCTCAGTTAAGGCTTTATCTAGCATTTGATTGAAGCCTTTTCCATTCCTTAGGTTCTTAGTAGGCTTAAACTCGTATAGGGCTTTGTTGGCTACTATAGCAGGTTTATACCATGATATCCTACACCAGTCATCTGAAGTGTAGTAGATTATTTTAGCACGTTTAAAACTACCATCTTCTTGTTCTACTAAAGGTTGTTGACTTGTAGCTTTAAAGTTAACTGCTTTGTTCTTAAAGTTCCTTTCTACTCTACGTGCATAAATCTTTCCTAGATGTCCAAACATATTAATAGACTTTCCTTGTATGATTTCTTCTTTAGCTCTTTCAAAGTAAAGTCGAATTACTTCTGAGAAAGTCCCATAGTCTAGTACGTTTAAGACACAAAGTTTTCCTTTAGCATCTGTGTACTTTCTATAAAGATTATAAGCAGGCATACCATGTTTAGCTCTGCCCCACCACTCTGGGTTTTGACTAAGCAACTTCATGGAATAAGCATTCCAGATGTCTTTAATATGATATGTCTGTGTTCCTTTTTTCATTATTGTTTGATGTCAGTTAAAGCGTTAGGAGATACACTTACTTCAGGAGCTATTCCTCCTCCCTTTAAATCTGCTTCTACCTTTTCTATGCATAGTTGAAGTATCTCATCTTTACAAGGATAAGGGGCATCCCAGAAATCACATGTAGGTTCTGTCTCACAAGTATATGCGTAAATACTATAAGGGTCATTAAAGATAGCATCTACTCTTACCATAGGTAAGTCAGGATACTCATGTACTACTATTTTATTGTTTAACCAAGTAAACAAGACTTTGTTTTTAGAGTACTTACCTTTTTTAGCGTATCTCATAGTCCCAGGAGAAGTATAAGAAAATGCTAGTTGTCCATCAACAGAACCAACGTAGTCAAATACAACATTGTTCGCTCTGATGACTTCTATTGGTGCAGACATTGCTACGTCACAAAGTTGTGGTAAGCAGTTCATCTCTTTAGACTTTTCTAAAGGAAGAAATAAAGTCTGCATAAAAAATCTTCTTTCTTGAGGAGTCTTTTCTAAAGTCTGTCTAGTGAAGCGTTCTCTATAAATCTTTATTCTTTCCATTACGCTAAGTTTGAAAGGAAGATCAAAAGTCTTATTAAACTTTTCTGCTATTAAAGTTGATATTTCGTTTGGTGTCATGACTCTACAAAATTAAGTAAAAAAAGCTTCCCTTTTACGAGAAGCTTTTTTAATTTATGCTAAGGAAGAAAAGCTTATGCGAATAAAGCAGCCAAAGCAGCACCAGTACCTGCAGTACAAGCTACTATGATTGTTTTTCTATACTCTTGTTGATGCATAGGAGTTGGACTAGCTTCAAAGTCTAAAACTTCAAAAGTTACTAAGTCAAATGTGCTTGAAGAAGTTACAAATGAAGGTAAACTTACAGTACCGTAATCAGAACCATTAGTTAAACCACCGTCATTGCTATATTGCATTACACCTCTACGAGTGTTAAACTCAGTAAATAAGTCAACTACTTGCTCATAAGTACCGTTACCTTGAAAAGGAGTAGTACTTACTAAATAAGTGTAAACAACTGGAGAAGGATCAGGGTTTGCTTTACTTACGTTACTTACTACAGCTAACTTGAAAGTACGTCTGTAATCTGTACTAGTAATAACAGCACCTGCAGTTAATGCAGAAGCACTAAAGAATTCACCTTCTTTTTTAGCATTGATACGTGCTACGATAGCTGTCCAAGCTGCGGTTTCACCTGCTGCTAAAGACTCTGTGTAATCCCACGTAGGTAATGGAATAGAACCTGGAGTTGTTTCAATTACTTTAAATACTAAAGTGTGTGAAGTTACTGCAGTACCTGTTCCACTTACTTGAGCTACTTGAGCTCTTGGAGCAGCATATACTTTGTTAGTAACTTTTACTGAAGTACCGTCAAAACCAGTAGAGGTTTTTAAGTTTCTTACAGAACCAACAATGTTGTCTATGTAAGCTAAGTTAAGACGATTTTTTCTAGTAGCAGCTGCGATAGGAGTAGTAGCAGTGTCTAAAGACACAGAACCGTTGTTATCAGCTTCCGCTTTAAAAATCATTGATACACCAACTGCTAATGCAGAAGATGAAGCAGAGTCGTAACTGTGAGTTACGCCACTTGCTGTTAAGGCGTTACTGAACATTAGTTCAAAAGGTAAGCCTTGTGTGGTCTTGAAGTATGGATTTCTTATTGCCATCGTTTAAGTGTTTAAGTGTTTAAAAGTTTATTTTATCATCTGTTCTTGTTAGTTCCAGTCCTTCCTTATCTCCTATTCTAATCTGTATATATTCTACAGCTAAATCGCAAATAGTTTGATGTGTTTCTTCTGGTAACTCACAATCACTCCCCAAAAGTAGATAGATTGGTTTAGGCCTCCTAATATATTTTCCTAGCACTTTACTTACTGTGAAGTTATCTTGGTGTACTATTAAGTTTTGACGTCTAATTTCAGTAATAGGACTAAGAGATTGTGTCTTATGAAAGGCAGTTTGGTTTATAACTCCTGTGTTCCCATACTCTTGTTGTCTGTTTAATTTATACTTTCCTGTAGTACTTGTTTTAGGATACCTACGTGTTACTCCTATAGACTTTCCAGTAGCTACAGAACCAGTTCCTTGTAAAGTATCTGACGTAGTAGTTATAGAAGTTACGTCTTCAATCATGATAGCATTAGCTTTATACAAACCTTGATACTCTCCAAAGAAAGCCTCAACTCCTTGTTGTCTTAAAGACCATAATAAAGCAGGTAAGTGAAACTGAATATCACTTGTCTTTTGGAAGTTAAAGTTTATAGAACCATTACCATTAAAGAAGTTATTAGCTCCAAGCATATTTTGTATATCAGCAAGGATTGGGTTACTAGGGTTATCTATAGGACTTACTGATATAACACAAGAGTTGTAATAAGGAGCAGGACTAGAAGCATCTATCATCTGCAATTGTTGGAAGATTACTTTTTTCTCTACAGAAGTAAACTCTTTAGGTACTTCACAATGCACCATAGATTGACTTTCTATTAAGTGTAAATAGTCTGGAGGAAGTATTACTTGAACCATACTAGAGTTCATGTATAAAGCAGGTTTCTCAAACTCTTTTTCTAAGTTACGTAGTCTATCTACAGACATTTGGTCTGAGACTAGAGTTCCTGACTTTGCACTAGGACGTAAAAGGTTTTCTACGAAACGTAGTTGCATCTTATTAAGTACCCAGTCTATTTCTGAAGGTTGGAATTTTAAAGTCTTGTTAGCCGCCATCTTTTGTAGGGACTGGTTGACTTCTATGTGCATTTCTTTTACTGTCATGATAAAACTAAAAGTTTCCACAAAGCTAAGAATAATTCCGCAATGTAGAAACTTTTAAGATTTCAGTAGTTTGTTCTGTAGTTCTAATACTACTTTCTTTTTTCTTGAAGTCTATCTTTGTACGCTAATACAACATCTGAATTCTCAGGGTCGTTTAACCAGCATACAACTTCATCTTTACTATTACCTATTAGTTGTTTAGTCTCTGCGTCAATGTATCTCCCAGCTAAGGCGTTTACAATCTTATATAAGACAAGTTTAGTTAGTAAGTATTCTGCTTCAAGCATAGGAGAGTTTACTTTATCAATAAATTCTTGAGGCTTTTTAGCTGATAACTTACGAAGATCTGTTTGCATCTCTGCTTCTTTAGTCTCACCCGCGTAGCGTCTAATATCTTCACCCATCAACACCATGATTTGTTCTACTTTCATAGCGTCGTCTTTCAAGTCTAAGTAAACTTTCATGGCATCATCTTTCAACTTGTTAGTTGCTTTAGCCTTAGAAGCTGCTGCATTCTTGTCAAAGATATAGAACTCAATGATTTGGTCAGAGTCTGCTATTTCTTTTGTTGCTGCTACTTTAGGATTAGCTAATGCATGTCTGTAGCGTATATAATCCATAGGGTCTAAAGGACGGTTCTCTTGTGAAAGAAATCCTTCGTTATCTATAGTAAGTCCTATTTGTAAAGTCCTACCTGTTTGATGCGGAACATCTGTAGATAAGTCATTAAAGAAGTTCTCTACTTGTTTGTGGTAATCACGTTCGCCAGGTAAGGCATCTAAGAAAGGAGCTACTATCAACTCTATCTCAGTAACTGAAAGTCCTTTACCTACTTTACGTGTATCATCCCAAAAAGAACCAATGCTTCTTTTAGAAGTTGAAAAGTAGTCGTCGATTTGTGGGCCTTGCGCTCTAGATAGAAATGAACCTGCTCTGTAGATTGTAATGAACCTACTGTTTTTGTGCTCTTGTGTATGTTTGTCTTTTATCATTATGTGTAGTTATTGTTCAAAGGTAAAGAAGAAAACTAGACTAACAAAAAAAGTCTCACATTTCTGCAAGACTTTTTTTTATTTATGAACAAACTATTGAAGCTATACTATGAAGCTATACACTGCAAATCAAAGCAACGATTAGCTCTACGAATCTGAATACCTACACTAGCTAAACGTACGTAACTAGACTCATCCATATCTGTAGATAAGAACTTGCTACCTTCTAAACCAGTTGTACCACCCATGATTTGTAAACCTTTTGGTACGTTAGTCAAACCTTTTACGATACCATCGATATAAGGACGACCTTTTTGACTTACACGGATAATGTTTGCTTCACCATCTTGCATTGAGTCATCAATGAAGACCATACGATAAGACTCTAAAGGCAAACCTGATTCAGGATGCTTAGGAGAGTTCATCGCTACTGCACCTGTATCAAACATAGAGTTGTACTTGAACTTAATCGTGTAACCGTCAATGTGATAGAAACCAGTGAAGTAACCGCCTAACATTAATTCGTTGTTAGAACCAGTGATAAACTTGTCAGCAGCGCCTTGATAGTTACCTAAGAAGATACCACCTGCTTCACGAATACAACGGTCTAATTCTCTACGAGCACCAGTACCACCCATTAAAGTAATACTCATGTCTTCTGTATCGTTCATACCGAACAATGCATCACCCACTTTGTTTACTAATGTATTCCAGTTTAATTTAGCGTAAGTTGATTTGTTAGTGATTTGCTCTAACACACCAGAACCACGTGTAATAGCCTTACCAGTGAATGCATCTTTCAATGACACTGTACCATCAGCAGAACGGTTATACTTAGAGTACCAGAAATAGTTCTCTTGAGCTTCCATCCATTGCTTTTCCATTTGCCACAAAGCCATATCCATCCAGATATTAGAAGTTTTACCTTCTTGGTTTGTAGCTACTACTTTCATGATTTTCTCAGTAGCATTACCTGCCCAACTGATACCAGTACGTAAGAAACCTAATTGGTTTTTGAACATACCTGGAGCAACCATGTTAGATTCAGTAGTACGAGATTGAGACTCTGCAACTTGAGAGTTAATCATTACCCACGTAGAACCTACAGCGCACTCAGCGATTGGTAAAAAGTCTGTTGGACCAGCTGGATCTAATACACACTTATAACGGAAACCGTTAATTACTGGGTCTGGATCACCAACTACGTAAGCTTGATACTGATTTTGAGATTGGATAATGTAGTAACGTTTAATCCAATTGTCAGCAAATGTTAAATAGAACTCTCCGTTTTGGATACCAGGTTTATCAGAACCTGAGTAAGGAGTTTCAGAAATAGTTGAAACCTTGATTTGGTGACCCATAACTGGATAGTTATATTGCACATCTTGGATTTCCTTCGTTGTTCCTTTCATACCGTAAGCGCTACCGCCTAAAGTCATTGTAGTTAAAGGATAACGGTTAGATTTTGAACCTATCAAATAAGTAATCTTGTCTGTTAGGTTTTCAGGACCACCTTGTCTTTGGTGATAAAAGTTTTGCTCGTCTAACATACTTTTACTATCATAGATAGTTTCTTGTAGTTTAAACTGCATGCCTGGATAAATACTGCTTGCCATTTTATATTCTTTTTAAAGTTTAAAGTTGAGACAAAGGTACTTCATTAGTATCTACATTAGTACGTCCTGTAGCACCATTATTTTTAGATTTGTCTTGACCTACACGATACTTCAAAGTCTGTACAGTTTGTGTTTTAGCTTTTCTTTCAACTAAAGACTTTAAATCTCCTTTAGAGTAATTAAAGTATAAAGCTTCTAATACAGACTTCATCTCGTTAGGGTTCTTACCAATAGGTTGTACTACGTAGAAACCAGTATCGTCGCTTCTTAGCGTCTGTCCTACAAAGTCTAAAAATCCTTGCTTCTTATTATCAGGAATGATAAACTTTAAGTCTTGCATTGCTTCTCCGATATTTCTAAACGTATTCTGTTCTTCTATCTTAATAGCCGCTTCTCTTTCTGCTGCTTGTCTTCTCATATCTTCAATAGCTCTTTTGTTTTCTTCTTGAGCATTGTTGAATATGCGTAAAGCCTCATTCTCTAACTTGTTGTCTTTAATGTACGCTTCTACTGTTGCCTTGGCTACTGCTTCAGGTACGCCTCTGCGCATTAAGTCTTCTTGAACTAATGCCTCTTGTGTATTAACAGAAGAAGTTATTTGGTCCGCTGTTGAAGGGATACCTATACCATTCTCTCTAAAGAAATCTGTAGGGTTTCCTCCTTGTTGTAAATGAAGAAAGTATCTGTAAGCTTCAGGGTAAGCATCTTCTAAGTTTTTATCAAACTCGTCTAAAGCTTGTTGACGTATAGCTGTCTCACGAATAGCCGCCCCTTCTGGTGTCAGTGGGTCTAAACCTCCGTAATCTACTTCTACGTTTAATCCTGTGATAGCCTGTACTCTTTCAAAGAAAGCATTTACATCGGCTTCATCTTCTTCCCCTTCAGAAGAATTCTCTTCTTCTTTTACTACGTTACCTTCTTCGTCTTTCACGTAGCCAGGTAAAGGTTCTCCATTCTCATCTATTCCTTCTGAGACTTCTGTAGTCTTTTCAGTGGTAGTGTCTTGGGGAACCTTTGCAGGGTCTTGGTAATTCATTAAGTCCGCAAAAGGAACTATTACATCATCTGGTGGTGTCCCACCTCCTCCGTCTGCTGCTCCAGCATCGAAGAATCTTCTTGGTTTGTACATATTACTTCTTTTTAGTTGTTTGCTTTGTTTTAGCTAGTTTTAGTTTAGCGTCTAGCTCTTGTTTTCTTTGTTCTCTATCTTTATTCTTTTGCATTCTAGCATCTTCAAACTTCTCTCTTTCTAGTTGATGCTTCTGAACTTCCATAGCATCAGGCTCGTTGTTCATGTTTGAATCACCATCTTTAAAAGTGTAAGTATTAAAATCTCCGCGAATATACTCAATATCTTCTTTACGATTATATTCTTCGTGCATAAATTCTGTTTTTAGTAAAAGTTCGTACTCCATGTGTTCTTTACGTAACTCTTCCATTTGTTGTTCTTGTTCTCCTTTAGCCTTGTCAGACTGTTGCGCCATCTGTGCTTCTTTCTCTTCTATATTGCGTAGTTCCTGCATAATAGCTGCTACGTTCTCTGCTTGTATGATAGTAGCTACAGTAGAAGCCTTGGCTCCATTCTGTATTAAAGCTTGAATAGATTGTTCTAGTTTATTCTTCTTAGCTATAGCATCTGCAGAAGATTCTACGAATACACCAAAAGAAGATGAACAATAATCTTCAGGGTTAACTTCAAAGATAACCGCTTCACCATCAGGATTGTTCCATAACTTACGTTTACCTTCTAACTCTGTAAACTTAGATAAGTCTAACATACCGTTTAACTCTGTTTCTATAAACTGCTCAAAACTATTAAAGATAGAGTCAGTCATGATAGTAGATTGGAATGTAGCTCTCTCATTTACTCCCACTAAGTCTGAAGCATAAGTCTGTCCTTTACGTTGACGGTTAATACCTAAGATGTCATCCCACTCATTCTTGTAGTGTTGTTGTAGTTCTATTAGTTTAGCAATGTGGTCAAACAATCCCATGTCTAATACTGAATACTGATTCCAAGACTTGTCTACTCCTATTTGGTTTCTGTCCAACAAAGCGTAACCAACTCCTTCTGCATAGTAAAAGAACTTTTCTTCATCCCATCCTTCTTTCTTAGGTATAGCGTTTTGGTCTAATAGCATTATCTTTCCTTTAGACTTAGCTATAGTCATTTCTAACTTGTAAGTAAGAATGATATACATAATAGCATAAGGAAGTCCCATCTCTAATACAGAAATGTTTACAGAGTGTGTGTCTGAAAAGCGTTTACCGTTGTATGGACCTTTAGAAGCAGAGAAGTTGTTCATTACATTTCTCTGGAAACGTACTGGTCTGCATCTTACCCAGTGGGCAGTATCTGTAGTACTATCATCTATTGATGAGTTGTTACCAAGTAACGTAGCTTCATACCATTCAGTTACCCATTCTTCTGTTGCCATTTCTGTAGCTTTGTCTACTACGTAGTCTTCATCTACTTCAAGTTCTTCAGGGGCGCCATCTTCTCCTATTCTAGTTATTATCTTTATCTTCTTATACCCTTTCCACGTAGCATGTATAACAGGTACTGTGTCGTTCTTTACTCTATCTGTAAGTAAGTTGTAGTAAGACTGCGGGTTATGTTGTATTTGTAAAGCTCTGATTACATCCTCAGTTAAGTCTTCATAGTAATCCTTTACTACGTCCGCCACAGTTAGCCATTCTTTGTGCACTACCCATGACCCATCTTCTATGTATGTCTCACGCTCAGACTTAGAGTAGTCTAGATTAAAAGGACTAACTCTTCTGTAAACTAAGGTATCGTTTTCTACAGACTTATAAGTATATACTTCTCCTGCTATCAACCAATCCTTAAACAACTTCATAAAAGTCTCTTTGATTTTATGTTCTGCTATTGCACGAGTTAACCACTTCTGTCCTTTGATAGCTTGTAAGTCTCTGTACTTAGTAGAGTAAGTTTTAGCTACTTCTTCAGGAGTAGGCATGTTCTGTATCTGTTGTTCTATCTCTTGTATAGCTTCCTCTGAACTTGGTTTACCTTCTGGAGTTAATAAACCAGAGGCAATCATCTCTTGTTGAAGAAAAAGTTGCAGTCTTTTAGTAATGTTAGCTTTGTATTGATTAGTAAGTCCTTCTTCGTAATGACTGTAAGCATTAGAAGAAAGATTGTTTACTTGATACACAAAAGGACGTCTAGGATATTCTGAAGCTAACAAGTCTATGTTTGTACGTAAAATAGAAACAGGTCTGATCTTAGCAGGAAATGCTTTGTTCTCTTCTTTCTCAGCAGATAGCGGATTTACTATATGATTAAACCAAGCAGTAGGAAACTGATTGTTGTATACATTATATAACTTAGTCAGTCTATCTGTACTACTTTGTGAGTTGTAACCAAGCGCAAATCTAGACGTACTAATAAAGTACGCAGCGCTTTCTTTAAACCATTTGTTGTTATTTTTAGTCTTTTCGGTCCAACTCACTAACTGATTAGGTGCATTCATAATTCTAAGTTTGTAGCAAAGATAAGAAGTTTACGTAAAGGAAGTGTATTCTTGTGTATTAATAGCTGTACTACCTGTATTACTACTTCCACTAAAGAGTACTCGTTTAAAGAAATTACTTTGTTCTCTGCTAGTGTTTACTGCTTTAATCACGTTTTCTTTTAGTTCAAACATGGCGATAATAGCTGAAGATATACGGTCCGCATTCATAGAGCCACCTTTAATCATCTCACGTAACATTCCTGCTTTATAAAGTCTGTGGGTATTTAAAATGTTGTTACCTTGGTCATCTACTCCACGTATCTCAGTATGCCACTGTTCTAAGTAAGTCATCCCTAAAGTCTTTCTGTCTGTAGTCATGTTCATTAGATAACTTCTGTTCTTTTGTTTTCCTGCTATCTCCTGGTTGTGTAACATCTCTGGTTCAAAGGATAACTTATGTAAGAACCTCTTCTCTTTAGCGTAGTTAATCACACCCGTTCCTCCTCCTGCTATCTCTCCTTGAGCTAAGCAGTTATAGTAGTCACAGAAAGCAAATAGAGTTTCGTAACATCTTTCCAGTCTGTTTGGTCTTCCAGTATACCAGGCAACAGGCATCCCTGTCATAGATTGGTCATACTGATTAGGTTGTTTCCATACTGTAATATCAAAGAGAGAAGTCTTATCTAAAGCATCTTCTTTATAGTAAGGATCGAATACAACAAAGTACATACCTTCAGGAACTTTACCGTTGTTATGTATATAAGGTTTTTCACAGATAGTTACGCATCCTGCTAAGTCTACAAAGTCTTTCTTCTCATCATCTCCTTTTCTAAAGGTATGTGGGTAATGGTTAATTGGTTTAGCCTCAGGGTCTATTACAAACTCTACACCGTTTAAAGCGTAAGGACTAGTAGAGTTACGTACAAACTTTCCATCTCTAAGCATAGACTTAATAGCTTGCGTCGACTCTATATACTTCAATTGCGTAGTACATAAATCTGTGTTGAAACCATTGTCTACAAGTCTATTAAACATCTCAGAAGGTTTGTGCGGATACTCTGCTTTTCTTCTGTCTAGAGACTTAGGGTCCTTAGATAACTTCTTTTTGTTTCTTTCGTAGTTGTCAGACTCTAGTGAGGACACGTAGTCCATGTTACCATCTTTATCTGCATGTACGAAGTTACATCTCCAGCTGGGAATAAAGAACCCACACTCTCCTTGTTGTCCATCTTCGTATACGTCAGGGAAAGCTAGCATATCCCACGCTTCAGGATGATAGAATACATCTTCTAATCCTTCTAGAGAAGTTCCTTCCTCACCACCCGTTCCAAATAGTTTAACTTGTCCTACCCATAAGTCATTATCACGCATAGAACCCATAGTTACCTCTAGTGTCTGCTTAAGATTCTTAAAAGAACCTGCTTCCTCAAATACTACTTTCCTTCCACGTTTACCACGACCTTTGTTTGGGTCATTAATAGTTACGCCCATTATCTCAGACTTAGAGCCCATCTCTTCTCCGCGGTAGTCAATGAAGCTAGCCTTCTGGTGCATAGTAGAATACTTCTTCTGTCTTTGTTGCGCCCAATACGGAATAGTGTTGTTAATCCAATCTAAACCTTCTTGTACTTTGTTTAAGATACCATCTTTAGTAAGATACTCTTCTACAGAAGCAAAGTAGTAAGACTTAGAACCTGGAATAAAGTTAAAGTTGTATACTCCATCTGCAGCTTCCATGTAAGACATACCTGCTCCACGAGTTTTACCACAACACATGTGTTTACCACCTGGAGAAGAGATACCCATGAACTGTCCACCATTCCAAGCTATGTGAGAGAACATGTGCCATTCATACTGCATCTCATGAAACCTAGGGAAGTCTAATATCTTTTCAGACGTACGTTTGGACACTTGTCCTGTTACTTTACTCCTTCTGTCCTCATAAGCTTGTAAACCTACATCATCAGGTACTTTCCACATAGGAAAGAAGTTTAAGTAGAAGTAGTATCTACCTGGAATCCATAAGTCACCAACCTTATATCCGTACTGACATCTCTCTTCTTGTACTCTCCAAAAGTCTAGGTAGTCTTTAGAACCTCTAGGTGCTCTAGTATACCTGCCTCCATTCTTTACGTAACCGATTGCTGCTTCTCTAAAGTATTGTGTGTTTACTAAGTTGTGGAATCCCATTCTTCTATTTTCTTTATTACTTCTTCAAAAGTGTTGTTAACAATATAATCTAATCCTCCAGAGTTTACACAAGCAAAACATAAGTCAGATGTTACGTCTAAATAAGGCATTACGTTATCTATCCTTAGAAAGTAAAAAAGTTTAATGTCTTCTTCTAGTATAGAGTACTCTATTCCTAGTATCCTTTTATCCTCATTCTCTTCTGCTTCCCAAAAGACTTCTAAGTAAATACCTTTCATCGTTTATCTTTATAAGTAGTGAAATCTCTGATTGCTGTAAACTGTGGTGCTTTATCTATCGCAGTTGCGGACTCTTCCCAAGTTTTAACTCCAGGGTCTTCTTGTTTAGTATAGCGTAGTTCCTTATCACCAAGTGTGTGGTTACCTCGGACTACGGCTTGTTTAGTCAAGTCTGCTTCGATCTGTTTCTCTAAGTCTGATAGGTTATCGTATGCTTTCTTAATGAGGGCAACAGTCTCAACGTAAGATTTAGTAGTGGTCAAGAGTTTACCTTGTTTGTCTACGGCATCAAAGTCTACAGTCTCAAAGTACTTGTCCATGGCGTCCAGTCCTTTTAAGGCAGCCCTGTGGGAGCGTAGTGGTCTACATGCTTTCTCTTGTAACTCTTTATATGCTTTTAGTGCAGTCTGTACTGCTTCTAACTTAGCTTCTTCTATTGTAATGCCAGCAAAGCGGATAGCTTCAGCATTCTTTTCGTCTGCTTCGTAGTCCCTTATAGGTGAAGCAAAGTCAGTCATGAAGTAAATGTAAGTCAAGTACTTAACTGCATCTTCCTTATGTCTCTTTACTTTTCCTCCTGCACGTGATCTGAATAACTCAGCAAGTTCAGGTACTATCTTAATCCAAGGTTCGTTTACTACGACCTCGTTATTCTCCATTGTTAATAGTTTCATCTCTTCTTAGTTTGTGTCTTATTTGTTCTACTCTAGTTACAGTTTTAGGTTTAATCTTAAACTTACCAAAGTTAGGAATCATCACAGACTCATAAGCTCCACGCTTAATAATATCAGCAGTAAACTGTCCTACAAACTTAACCATCTCATCTACCATAGAGGGAGATACCTTTAGTTTATCAGCAACTTCAGCATAGAGAGTTTCGTTAGCAACTTCTAGAGTCTGTACTTTGATATTGTTTCCTAGAATAATACTCATAGGACAAAGGTAGAGAAAGTTCTAAGAAAAAAAAATATATATAAGAAAAGGTGTGAGTGTCTGGGGTTGAGTAGCAGATAGGTCTAACATCCCCCATGCAATTTGGGTATGGAAAGTACCGTAGGGTTTGAAAACTCTACTCCAACTTCGGGCGAAATGCTGTGGTTGTCACTTTCACTACTATCTAGTCTACATCATCAAGTGTGTAGAGAGATTGCAGTTGACTCACATTGAGTTGACACTAGACGACTTCAACAGTCCACAACAAACCTTGAGATCTACGATGAGAAACATCAATCTAACAATCAGCAACGTGACTACTACTAATGCAGGCGATATCGCTATCGTTACTAACAGTTGCAAAGAGAACGCTAAAGGTTCTTGGGTATTAACTCCTAAGCAAGCTACACGTTTATTGGCTAGCGCAGGTTTAACTCTTGCTACTAAGCATGAACTTGCAGGCGGTACATTGACTGTAAAAGGTCAAGACGTTAAGGCAGGTGATACTTGGACTAACGAGCAAAGCGGTGAAACAGGTTTCTACGAGAAAGACCATTTCCGTAACCAAATCAGTGACATGACTATCGAGTTAACACCTCAAGCAGCTATGCGCGTAAGTGTAAGCAAAGAGATTGCTAACCAAATGGCAGTTATGTTCGGCTTCGGTACTCAAGCACCTGCACAAAGCCTAAGCTCTATTCCTGCAACAGCTATCGCTGAAGACGTGAGAGTAGGCGAAAGCATCACTACAGAAGAGACAGCTAAGGCTTAATCTCTGTACTCGACTACGTCGGGACTAACACAGTCGGCATTCCTACGGGAGTGTCGGCTGTCTTTTTGTTGGATTGAAACTGGTAGCATTTTGCGTAGGATTTAGTTTACTAGATTTTTGCTGAACATTTCTATTTCTCCTTCAGAGAGTAATGGAGTATATTCTTTTACAGTCTTGTAACTAGTAATATGTCCAGGCAATACTTTCTTCACATCTTGGAGCATTTTAGCTGTTGAGTATATGACAGAGATAGTATCTCCTCTACGTATATACTTAGGATTGACTAAGTAGACATTGGTAGTTTCGGTCTTGATGAGAACATTCTTCTCTATAAGGCTCCTAATCGCTCTTCTATTAGCCGAGTTAGTTTTAACAATGTCAGTGCAACTCCATAAAGCGCATTGGTACTTTAGCTCAGAGCCTATGCGTCCTATCATATACCACTCATGAGGAGTGCATTGGGCCCATAGTTCAGAAGCATTCATGTAGAAGTCCTCAGTAGTGATTAGCTTCTCTACTTCAGTAGACTCTGTACGAAAGGTCATGCCTTCCATGAATGTACGCTTCATCTTATGAGAAATAGCGTTAGTTTTGAATAGTATGTCCAGTAATGCGACATAAGTGGGCGAATATCTAGGTAAACTCATAGCGCAAAAGTACAGAACTACGTTGAAACTGCCAAATCTTTTCTAAACTTTCTCCGCCCGATGCAGGCTTTTTTCTTCTTTAAACGCCCGAATCGGGCAGTAGAATTTCCAGCAAACCTGCGTCAATACTGACTTCCTAAAAATTCCCTCTTAGAGTAGTCAGATTGGGGCTGTCTCTTGCGCTAACGCGCAGCACTCCACAAACCCTTCCTCACCTCCTCAGACCCTCTCTTAGACCTAACCTCACTCCTTACTTAATTCTGTACAGTTTCCACCACTACTACACCTCCTCCTCAACCCTATTTTAGCCACTAAACTGCTACCCTGAACCACACCTACAGACCTAACTTTTTACCTGACTTGAGCTTATTAGCCCTAAAGTCTCACCTATATAACGTAAAATCACAACTAAAAGACTGGCTTACTTTACAAGCTGATATACTATGATTGATACACTATTACAGTACTTTACAGCTCCTTTGCCTCGCTTTAAACCAGAAGATGAGTATTTCCTAGCTTATTCCTCAGATACCTTAGTTATCATAGAAGGTAACAGAATAGTTGAAGAGATTGTTAAGGGTAAAGACAACAATGCTACCTTATGTAGTACTAATAACCTTGATGAGTTCTTAGATGCTATACTAATCCTAAAGGAAAGATTACAACCTTAATTTCAGACAGTCCAGAACATCAACGACTTTAAACTTATACGTGCAGAAATGTACGACATGTAGCTGCCTTGAACAAGCAGGAACTAGTTCTCATAATACTAGTTTTTGTCTACATGAATGAGTGTTCAGCTTGACCTTAACTTCTTTACTAGATAATATGCATTAGGTTTAGAAGAAAGGTGCTAAAACCTTAAAGACTGGTCAACTATACTGACTATTATAAATATGCGTACAGAACAAAAAGAAAACTTTATCTTCCTAGCTTTTGTGCTAGTGACAATGCTAGTGTTAGCTTTTATCCTAGCTCCAGACAGAACTAAACTTCCACAACCTACAGTATCTACGCCACAGATTTCAGACTCTACACTAAACCCTGAAGATAAGCTTATAGCTAAAGGTACTTGGTTGTGTGGAGACAGTAATGACACCTTAATCTTTACTAACAACAACCACAATGCTATGCAGTTACTTAAAGAAAACTGGAAAATAGTACAAGAAGATGGCCAAGTAATATGGTTAAGCAGACCACAACCTTATACAAGATTAGACTAGGCTTTTAAACATGATGCAGTTATACAGATACAGTGAAGTCTTAGAACTTTATTACAAAGCTAAGACTCACATGCACAGGACTAAGAAAGTTCCTGATTTCCTAAAAGCTAGTCCATATTGGCAAAGAGAGTTTGCTCCTACACTACGTTACGTAGGTAGTCCTGACTTAACTGTTGCAGGATGTCAAGTAGTAGAGATGGAAGCAGAGTACAAGTTGTACAGCACATTGTGCAAACGAATCCAAGTACTCAGTAAAGAGTACGATTTATTAACCCTTTAACTTAAAAGCGTAGTTCCCTTAAAGAACCTAAATAACTATGGTAGTTTTAAACATCAACAACAAAAAGACAGTAGCTCATTTGATAGTAGCAACTGCAAAGTATGTAATAGTAGAGATAAAAGGCTTAAGAAAGTCTTTTACTACTGCTGAATTTTATGACGCTTGTCGTTAAACCTTCACCCTTCCTGGACATGAAGTCAAACTGTCCATTTTTACATGACTTTAACAGCATTACGAAAAGAACTTTACTTTAAAGCCTACGTTTCCTCTGATTGCGGTAAAGAAGCTGCTAGAAAACTAGGCATTAGTGAAGATACCTTTAATAAAAACAAGTATAAGCAACTAGTAAATCCTTTTACTCCTTTGGTAACTCTCTACAAGAAATGGCTGAGACACCCTCAAAGAATAAGGGGAGATGCTAACTGCGGACTAATAGTCTGGTATACAGAGAATTGTGGTATAGCTACAGATGCTATGAAAACACACTTTAAGCCAAGATTTTGTCATGGTCCAATCGCTAGTCCTTATATTAGCAGAGAACAGTCTCTTCTTATACTTAAGACTAGACTACAATTTATTTACACTTTAAAGACTGACTCCCTATACGAGTTATAACTATTATGTACTACGTACAACTAACAAACGGGATTGAAATAATCTCAGACAAGCCTTTTGATTACGCACCAGATGGTACTCTTATGAAAGGTAACGCTATGTTTTGGAAAGGTAATGAGCCTGTCCAATATCTTAGTTTTAAAAAGGACAATGTACTTTTGTCTTGGGCTACAGGTATAAAAGAAATTAACGACTTCCCTGAAGCGATTCGTGAAGAAGAGGTCAAAGAAATTGTCAAAGAAAATTCTTTGTTCCCTTCTAGTACTAATGGATGGAGTCACGTAAGTCCTAATCCTGGTGAAAAATTCCTCTTTTATAAATCTACTAAAGACGTAGATTGGAAAGGACACAAACTAGAAGATTATAAGCATGATCCTAATGTAGCTTATTATTGTAGTATCAGACTGTTTAATAATCCATATAGAGACAAACATGGACTTCCACCTATTACAAATGAAGATAAGAAAAAGTATACTCCTTACGCAGATATGCCAGCAGACTATGCAAAGAATACTACAGTAAAGTATGCTAAAGCTCCTGTCATTAAAGACCACAACTTTCCTTTCTAATGGGAAGACCACGTTTAGATGATACTACAGTATCAATCTGTACAGAACTAAGGAAGAATCAAGAAGGTAGAAAATTCTACTCTCATTCTTCTTGGTTTGATGAATGTGACTACTACTCTGTTGTTTACAAACAAGAAGATCAGCAGTTACTCATCAAAAAACACAGATTAGACATACCAAGATCTGCAAAAAAGATTTGTAGGTCTGTCAGCTGTTCTAGTTTGTACATAGCGCATTGCGTAGTACCTGTAGGACGGTATGAAATTGAAGGTGACGAGGACACCCTAATCCTTGATATAACAAACAACTTAAAAGCTTAGTCTGCTATATGGACTACAAAATATATGAAAGCAACCACACTTGCGCTTAGTCGCATCGGATCACTAGCAGTTTTACTGTTATCTTTTATCTTAATCGCAGAAGCTATTACTTTTTGCTGTACTGGAACTATTAGTACAATAGGGCCTACTACTATGTGTGTTCTAATATCTTTAACTTTAATCTCTGATTGGGGAGCTAGAGAAGTTATTCGTGATAAGGCTAAAGAAAGAAAAGAAGTTAATACTTCACCACTTAAAGAAAAAGAGATAACTTACATACCAACAAACCCAATAGACAGATTATAAATGAAGTTAAGCAATAGTCATAAAAAACAGATAAAGGTGTTAGCAGGTAGATTGCCTGCTAATGCTATTTCTGCTCGTGGGAGAGAAATAGAAGTTTTAGACTCTAAAGGAGAAACAATAGGAAATCATGTTATAAATCATGAACGTAGGATGAGAAAAGCCTACGAAACACACGGTGAGTCAGGTTATTTAATCTACTACGCTGGCTTCATTAAACCTAGTCCACACAAACTAGAAGTTTGGCAGTTAATTAGCCAACTAACTGGTTTATTATTACCAGCTGAATTTGTTCAAGCTATAAAAGGAGAGACCCCTACAGAGTCTGAAAAAGAAAATGCAGAAATACAGGAATTATCAGATGGAAACGCATCTGAATAGAGAAGTGACAAACCAAGCAGAGTTCTTAGAACTTGCTAAGGAGCTTAAAGATGATATAGATAGTTTATATACTTTATTACGTGATACAGATGACGTAGATTTACGTAAACAACTTAGAGAAGAACTAACTAATGCAAAGACACTTCAAGGTGGTCTTTTGTTTTTAGCTAGAAGAGTTTCTAAATATCAGCAAAGATTTAAACATACTTTCTTCAAAGTGTCTAAACAGTGGGTACCACAACCATTGTTACAAGAGTTGATTAAAGAGTCTAAACGTAGGTTATGTACTGCTTAGCTGCTTTGGTTGCAGGAGTATTATTAGGAGTTGTGGTAACTATATATATAATAACTAAAGTGCTAACCATTATAAACGAAGATTCGTTTGAGAGAGATTAAAGAACCCATACTTGTTATAGAGTCGACCATTACTGCTTCAATGTCGTTAAACGTAGAAGAGATTTAAACTACCATTCTTATTTCCAAAGGATAAGCAGCAAGAAGCTGAGTAGTGATGGGATCAACCTTAAAGGCTGGAAGACCTTAATCTTCCATATTTATTTATGAATACAAGACATTTTGTAGGAGCTGTACTTTTCTTAGCTATGCTAGGATTATCAGTTTCTACTACTTACAAGTCATGGATAGAACCAGACTTAGTAGAGCAAGAGTCTACGTACGGTAGTAAAGACTACCCAAATTATAAGCAAGCAGATTCCTTGTTAGGAATGGAAGCTAGAGGAACTAAAGAATGGTTAAACATAGCTAAAAAGTAAAGTATGATATTAGAAACATTATATAAAAGAAGTAAGACTGGTAAAATAGTCTACTATAAAGTAGAAGTAACAGAATACGCTAACAACTTTGTAATTAGAAAAGAGTCAGGACAGTTAGAAACGCAAAATCCTATAGTACACGAAGAAGAAGTGTATCAAGGTAAAAACATTGGGAAGTCTAATGAGACTACGCCACAACAACAAGCAGAAAGTCAAGCTCAGTCTGATTGGTTAGCTAAAAAAGACACTGGCTATAAATCTTTAGCAGACTTAGGTATAGGACATCAAAACGGAGGGGTACATCATGGAGTTTTTACTATTCATGGGGTAGTTCAAGTTCCAGCTTTAAGTTTTGAAGAAATACTTAATAAAACTTTACCTAAAGAAAACACCGACAGTGCAGGAAATACAAAACCTATGCTAGCTACTGATTGGGCTAAAGTAAAATCTATTCCTTATCCAGTCTTTGTACAGCCTAAACTAGATGGCGTAAGATGTCTAATGATATGTAGTGTTACAGATACTACGTGCAATGTTAGATTCTTAAGTCGTAGTGGTAAAGACTACAGTACTGTAAACCACATTATAGATAATACTACGTTTCCACGTGGTAACTATATTGTTGATGGAGAGTTGTATAGTGACGAGTTAACTTTTCAAGAGATTATTCAAGCTGTAAAGAAGCAGTGTAATAACTCTAATAAGATAAAGTTTAATGCTTACGATTTAGTTAATGAAAATGAGCAAAATCATAGACTAGTATCTCTTGAGTTTTTAATCTCTACACTTAATAGTCCTTACATTACCTTAGTACCTACTGTAACAGCTAATAA